CCGCTGCTTCGATCAACATCTGACTCTTAAGTTTCTTGTAGTACGCCAACTGCTGCGGCGTGAGTGGTGCGTCTCGATCAGTATAGGTAAGTGGTGGCAGGTCTAGGCACTGTGCTTTCTCAAATCTGATAGCGGGCTGAAGAGCTTTGTGTACTGTTTGATCAGCGTCGGCTTTGGGTAACCAACGAAACTCACTGACTCGGTACATCACTTGTGTTTTAAACTCACCAAAGAACTTTGGTACGTTGGTTGGGCTGACTAACTTTGCCAATCCGTAAGCATCCGCAGGGCTTTGAGCGGCTGGCGTTCCAGTCAACATCCACAGTCCATGGATGTGCTTGCCCAAATCCCTCATCGCTTTCCATCTGTTTGTCTGTGCGTTCTTATAGGCTGACGCTTCATCAACCACGATCAGGTCAAACTCACCTTGAATGATTTCATTCTTAACAATCTCAATCCCATCAAAATTAATGATGACGTACTCAGCGCCACCAAGAACAATTTCTTTGCGTTTACGTGCACTGCCGTAAGCAACACTGACCCTGCGGTGTATGGCAAACTTGAACAAGTCTTCCTGCCATGCGGCCTTCATCACCGAGAGTGGACATACAATCAAAACCCGCTTTAAGATACCCCGTGTCATGAGGTAGTCGGTTGCCCAAATGACTGACGCAGTCTTACCTGTACCCTGCTCGTTAAAGCAGAATGCCTTTCGGTGTTTGGTCAAGAAATCCGCAGTCTGAACTTGGTGGGCGAACGGAGTGTATCCGTGTGGTCGGGGCCAGTTGTATGTAGCTAAGCTCATTTCTTGGGTTTGTTCTTTTTGACCGTGTGATCACTGTTTCTACTGAAAGATCGGTTGGCGCTTGGGGTCTTGAGTTTCAAGTTCGACGGAGCATTTGTACCGCCCTTGGATAAGGGAATTGTGTGGTCGATGTCTTTACCCTTGCGGTCGATGCCCTTCTTGTCCATCTCGTTGCGGGCACGCTGACGCTCCATGCGGGACTCGTGTTCACCACGCTCCACTTGTTGCTTGTACTCTTTTTTGTACGGTCTAGGTTTGTTTACGTATGGCATTTTGACTTCCTTCGATCATGTGGCTATTTAAATCCGCTTCGCCCAATCCAAATTCTGCGGGGTCGGTTTCCCATAAAGGAGTACGGCCTTGTTTATCAGCAACTTGCATTGTTTTACCTACTGCTAGGCAGATCTCCATTATCATTTGCTGTTTGTACTTGTCAAGTTCTTCGTGCACTGTTCTGCCGATTACATTGACCACGGTGCGCTCAATGTAATTGCCGATAAAACGACTAAGTTTACTTTCTTTGTTTATAAATTCTTTGGTCACTACATCTACAATCATTCCCTTTACATCGTCTTGCAGTTTGATGTACGCTAGTGTTGCTTGTTGTTCTTCTTCAGTCATTAGAATTTCTCCATTTGTTTTTTGATAACGTCTTTAATTTTTTGGTCTGTTGAATAATTGCCAAGCACTGCAGTGGTAATATGGTTATGTAAGGGGCTCCCATAGTTTTGTAATTCTTTATATATGGTGTCAATTATCAGTTGCTTCACATCTTCTTGCAGTTTTAAATAAGCCACCGCTTGTTGTTTTTCCTCTTCAGTCATGTTAACTCCTGTGTGGAAATACTAGTTTAAGGATTGCATCTTGAAGTTTATGTTGCGGAAGTTTTATGGGATTGACATCGTTACTACTCACATCTATTTTGTCCTCAATTGCAGTCCGAATGATGTCAATAAGCACACTGTGAACGATCTCAGATGCAGGGTCATCTTTGACCAATAGTAAATCAAAAATAACATCTCGAATCAATTTCCTTGCATCATCTTGCAGTTTTAAATAGGCTAACGCCGCTTGTTCGTCTTCGTTCATTTTCTACTCCTGTTTACGTAATGTTCACAATGGGTGACTGGACACCACCCGCACAATGCACCTTGCTTAGCATTCCATACGCCGTTCTGAAATGATGCTTCCAGTCGGTCAATATGAGGTAAAACTTTATCCATGTACTTCTGTTTTGTTTCCGCTACGTGCTCAGCCTTGATAAATTCCTTGCTCACTACAAACATAAGCGCCGACTTTATCCTCTTCACTTCCGGAAATTTTGCGAATAGCCCACAAGCGACGAGATCGAGTTGCGTCACGTCCGCATATCTCGCATTCTTTGATGTCTTGTAATCTATCGAATAGCACGTCCCCGACTTCCGATTGATAATCACTAGGTCGGCCACCCCATGCCACCACACATTCGGAGCATCGAAAGTGCACTCTTCTAAGTTCCGTGTCAAACCAAGCTCTACTTCGCAATATTTGTCTCCTTCAATTGCATTCAATCTGTCTAAAGAAGAACGCAGGTACTCAAACTTTGGCGGTAAGTCTTTACCGTCACGGATATACTCCTCTGCCGCTAGGTGCATCTCTGTTCCGTACAGCGCCGCTTCACCTGTTGTATCTTTAACATCCTTGGCTACCTTTAAGTGGTAATACTTTTTAGGGCATTGCTGAAATGTCTTAAGGCTACTGAATGACCATATGATATTAGCCATGATTTTTCTCCTTCAGCTTGAATTCAATTGCTTGATAAAGTTGATACGAATTCCCCCAAGGAAAAACTCCACACTTTACAAGTTCCATTTTTGTCAGTCCTATCCATGTGCGTTCTGCTTGGGTGTAAAGAGGTATGGTGTATTCACCTTCTTCACGCTCGTGCTCGGCAGGGCAGATTACATCAAGGATAACTCCGTTTTTTTCCATGCCCCACGCAACAGGCTCATCTTTAGTCATTCTTGTCCCCTTCCTTCAATTTCATGTACTAAATCCCACATGCCAACTTCAGCACATATCCTTGCACATGCCCTACGTTCTTTTTCTGCTACTAGTTTGGCAAAAGTCTCAAGGTCTTTAGTAAAACCCACCCAATCATTGCCAAATTGAGCATATACACCAAGCCTTTCAAAACCTGCTTGTTTAGCCATCTCTACAATATCATCAGTCATTATCCCTCCGGAGGTAATCTAAATTCCCAAAAGCCATAAGCATCGCCTCGGCTCCATCTTCCCCATGAAAAATGTACGTCCCTTGTGCGTTTATTGATGTACTTCCACAGTACACGCATCAGCAATCTCCATAACTTTTACCAAAACCCGATTCGCAATTTAATGGTAAGTCGGGGGCCCACTGTGGGCGTATACGCATACACAATTCAACATATTCTTTAGCAGTCTCAACTTCCTGCTCCGGGACGATACAAGCAATCGCATCATGCACAGTCATGACGACTTTGTATTTCTTAGCAATCATTAGCATCTGCTCACCGATCACGATGCGGGCTAGAGCTTGACACACATTCTCAATCACCTTACCACCGTATATTCTAGTTGGCACAGACATCCGGCCCTTTTTGTTATCGTAAACAAGTTCATCTTTGCCGTCGGTGGTCTGCACTCTCAAGTTAGGGTAACGTAGGTATAAACCATTAGGCAACTTGATGCCTTTCTTGCCGTCGACCATAAGGACTCCCTCTCGGCCTAGCTTGGTAGTTTCATTGTTCATGATGGCTTTAAGGGCTATTGCCCCCTGTCTCCATAATTCAACAATAGACGGGTACGTTTCTCGATACGTCGTAATAATTCTTTTTGATTCCTCCTCCTCGATCTCCACTCCAAACGTTTTAAGTTGCGCTTTAAACTTAGTCGCCCCCATGCCGTACCCCGCACCGAGAATCGTTGTCTTACCAACGAACCTTTCGTCTTTTGTAATTTCTGCTTCTCCTTTAGCATAGATAGCAGATGCCATGATCTTGTATACGTCTTGTCCATTTTCAAATGCCTCCACTAAATCGTTTTGCTCGGCTAGCCATGCTAGAGTTCTTGCTTCAATCTGAGATGAATCTGAGTCGACCAACAAATAACCTTCAGGGGCTAAGATCGCACGTTTGATGGGAGATTGGCGGGGCAGATTTTGTAGATTGATTTTGTCATCACCGCCCCATCGACCTGTGTGGGCGGCATAGTATCTTAAGGGAACTGGCATTGGCCCACGGTTTGCCATGTCCAGAAACCGAGCAGTCCTTGTTTCTTCTAGCGTAGACTTAGTGCCTAACCTCGCTGCCACTAGAGCTTGCACCTGCGGGTCGTCATGCTCAAGCAACTCTTTGAACGCTTCATCCGTTTTAGAGAACGCAAACGTCTGCTTACCTGTGGCGGGGCTAGTCTTCATTGGGGGCTCAATGCCGTGTTCAATAAGTAGCTCGGCAAACTTGGGGTTGCTCATCAAGATGTCTTTATCAAAATTCTGCAACAGGTTTTCTTTGTGTAGGCGAACTGTAAGTAAATGGGTATGCAAATAGTCTGTGGACAACACCAATACTGGCTCGGTGAACATACGCAAGGTCAAGTCAATCAGGCTTAGCTCAAACGTTGGGAAGTCCTGCATCATCAGGTTAAAGATAGCATAAGTTAGCGCCACGTCGTTTCGGCAATATTCACCGTAGCGTGCCAGTTGGTCGGCGGGAAAATCCTCTCGGCGCAACCCCAGTGCATTGACCACTTCCTCGCCTTTGACCCCGACATCGTAGTGTTCAGCCAGCTTCTTCAAGCTACCGCCTACTTCAGTACCGTGAATAGCTCGTGCCATGCTCAGCGTATCCAACCACTTCTTAGGCTTAATGTCAAATAGCCAACTCAATATGGCCCCGTCGAACTGAGCATTGTGGGCTAGCACCATGTGTTTGTGCATCTCAAAGCTATCGAGAAAGAGTTTCGTCATGCTCATGTTTCCAGTGAACCATTTGGGCTCACCATCATCCACTTGCACCGCCACGCCGATCACCTCGAACTGCTCGCTTCTTACGTACTCCTCGGTTGTCATCTTGGTAAGACTGAACTCTCTAGAGTAAAAAGTTTCAAAGTCAATTGTAATTATGCTCATTTGTTTATCATCTTATTCAATGCACCGTTTATTCGTTGCGCAAGAGATGACGTATGTACTGTGTTTACACCGTTCTCGCCTACGCCCACTCGTACTAAGTCTTCACGTAAATCTTCACGTTGTCCGTAAAGTGATCGTGGGTCTATCCAAGGCATTGTTTGATACCTACCTTGCGCTCTGATAATAGTGGGGCCTAAAGCGGGGCCTTCATATTCTTGTTTATCTTCAAGTAATCTTTCCATGCAATTGTCTTCAAAACGCTTTCGGCACAGATCACGGTACGCACCCATCAGCATTTCCTTTTCGGTATCGCTAAGAAACCAATAGTATTTTGCATTAGGTTCAGCGACAATATCAGCGAGTATCTGTGCGATCTCGTAAAACTTAGGGGGAGTACTACCAACCAAATTTTTCTTATTGGTAGAAACAAAGTCTTCGGGATTCGTGCGCATACGCTCGGCGAGCATCGTCACCATTGGGGAGATTATTTCCATGATCCCTCCGTTGTCAGCATCTTGTATGCTAGGGAAGTGTTGGGTGGTACGCTATCTTGTACGTCCGCACGGAGAATCTGTTTTAATACTTTGGACTCAAACTCTTTTCTGCGTACTGCCTTAAGTGCAGTGTGAATGGCGGCTTTCTCAGGCTCCGTCATCACGTCTCTAAATGTTTCTTTGTAAATGAAAGCCCACTCGCTATTCTCTTTGGGGTCAAAGAATTCTTCGGGGTGAGACCCCATCCTGCTTACCAATGCTTGCACTCCTGCTGATATTTCACTCATTTTAGTCCTCCTGTAAAAGTTTCATCATTCCAGTTGCTTCCTCTTTACTCAGCCCTTTTGCTAAGGTTGAGCTTGTTCTTTTACCATTCTCATAATCCCATCGGTATATGGAATACTTGCCGTAGCTAAACTTCATTCGGTATTCAGTGGGTTTGTGTGCGTTGTATACTTCCTCAAACATTTTGTTAAAAATGGGTAGTAACTGATTTTTAATTTCAAGCGTTGTCATTTCATATTCTCCGCTACAAAATCTTCTAAATGAATTAAGTTAGTTTCATTAACTACCCACGCATCACCGCCCGCTTCCTCAATCCGACGTAGGTGTTTATCTTGTAATGCAGTCGGTTGATTATTCCCTGCCTTGGCTTCGATCGCCAAGAACTTGCCGTTCACGCAACACAAAAAGTCAGGGACACCTGCGTTACCAAAGCCTGACCCAATCGGCATAGCGTAGTACACACCATGCTTCTCAAGGATAGCCTTGATTTGCTTTTTAACTTTTGCTTCGGGGGTTTGTGCCATGCGCTTGATTATAAATGCGCATTAGACTTTGTCAAGAGTAAATATAGGTAGCGATAACAAATATTATGGTGGGGGGTTATGCAGATTCCATGCCCCCCTCATGGTTGGAAAGGTCTACGTACGTTAAAAATCTTAAAAGCGGGAACGTACGTAGCACGTATAAGTTCGCATCTGCAAGGTTTCCTTACACGTGATTTAAGCAACCCGCTTTAAATGTGTAGCTTCATAATAGCACGTTCTAAATACCACTGTGCTTTCTTAAGGTCTTCGATTTCATTGCCCTTGTGCTTGGCTCTAGTAACGTACTTGACAACATTACCCAAATGATAGCCTAATTCTTTTGCTTCGATGAAGTCAATAGTTTCTATACCACCAGTCTTGTAATGTGGTGGGTGATTGACGTTGTCGGCCTTTGGCTCTTCCGTCGTAATGCGGAGCACGGGGATTGGTTCAGGTGCGGGCGGTTCTCTATCGAATGACGCTTGCATCTTTAATTTGGCTCTGCCCAAACGCTCCTTGTACACAAGTTCTCTGTTCATAGCATTGATATTATCCATATGCTCTTCTATTTTTTTAGTTAACCTTTTCTTCTCGTCAGACTTGACTTGGTACACGTACTGAGTCGTGACCTTGCACTTCTTGGCTACCTCCGCAGGGGTTGCTTTGGGGTTTGCTTCCATGTACTCACGTACCGTTTGTGCTCTACTTTTCATTTGGTTTTCTCCTGTTTAACAAAATTAGTAAGAATTTCTCTGATCTTGGCTTGTTTCTTGTAGGGGTAGTGCTTGTCAAAGAACTCGTGCACCTCCACTGGCAATCGCAAACTCAAGTGCTTGAGCGCAGGCTTCTTACCAAGACCTCGCCCATGCTTTTTCTTTTCCATTCCCGCTTTCAACTCGTCGATACGGTCGAATATCATTCTTCCTCCTCCCAATATAAATCATTTGTCCATACGATGACAGGTGTATCCTCACCAATGTAGGCCCCCTCAAGATTGTATTCAATGAACTCACGTGCATCTTCCATGCTCATGGAGTCACGCTTCATCAAAATATCTCGCATAGCATCGCCATCGTAAACCAATACCTCTACTCTAGTATTGCCATTCCAAATGTTCGCTGGCCCAAGGATCGCTCCGTCGAATCCGTCCCATTTCTTCATTGCTCTAGCCCTTTCATCGTAATCACAGTCGCCATAGCTTCTGCTAGCGTCTCTTCGTCTTTTACGATATAGCATTGGTGTGTCCAGTCAGGCCCATTGTGGTTGGGTTTGTACGTACTGATCTCAATGATCTTGCCATTCAACGCTTGGATTACACCAAACTTCACGTTGGTATCTGTGCGTAATTCGTTGGGGTTTCTTGCATGTAAAACTTCTTGTGATTTACTTGCACTTATCAGTTGTTTTATGCTACTTAACATTCTTTGTGCTCCTCAATGTGTTTATCAATCTTGCTATAAAATTCTTCTCGTAACCCCTTGTTCTCAATCAAGGTAGTCACAAATTTCCTGTGGTTCCTATCTTCCTCCCAATAGTGCAGTGCCATGCCTGTGGCAATGCCCGCCCATGCCAATAGGACTATCTCCGTAAGTGTAAATTCAATCATTGTTCATGCTCCTGTAAACCATCCATATTAAAAACATCACCAAACCTGCGTTCATCAATGCGCATACAAACGCAAACGCAACTACAAAAAATCCAAGTTCAGTCATAGTGGTGCTTCCTCCATCTCAGCGACGGCCTTCTGCTTATCCCTACGTTGTATCTCCTCAAGTATCTTGGGATCCACTCGGTCGAACGGCCACCATTGGTTAGCCATAATTTTGGCTATGATTTCTTCGTCAGTCATTCTTGTCCCCTTGCTCGGATTTGTTCAGCAATAGCTTTTGATGGGTGTGGATAAGCAAGCACCCATTCGTCTACTATCTTTGCACACGCTTTACGTTCTGCTCTGGCAATGTCTGAATTGATAAAAGTGGCCTTACACGCTTCACAAGTAGCTTCTATCAACTCAAGTATTGTCAAATCTTTAGAAGCTCTTATAAGAGCTAATTTTTCTGTGTCGCTAATCATTCTTGTCCCCTTGCTCGGATTGCACCAGCACATTCGCTTGCTCCCTCACCCATGAATTCATATCTACCTTGTATGTCTATCCATGATAAGTAAAAACCATCACAAATTTCAGCACACGCCTCACGTT